GAAGGCTAAAAAAGCTCACTCTCAGAGAGAAAGGAATAAAGCTAAGCGCGAGGGTAGAAATATCGATGGTCAGGATTACGATCACAAAAGGCAGAAGTTTGTGTCTATTAATTCTAATAGAGGCAATGAGGGACAAGGAACCCAATCAGAAAGTGGCAATAACTATAACACAGATTAAATAGAATGGCTAGAATTAAAACGTACGTTAACGATATAATTGTAGACCCCGAGGATAAACTTTTAGGTACGGATAGCCAGGACAATAGCTTAACCAAGAACTTTAAGATATCTAATTTAGTTGACTACATAGGTCAATCTATAGAGGGAGAACAAGGCCCTCCTGGACCTCAGGGTCAACCAGGCCAAAATGGGACTAACGGCCAAGACGGTCAAGATGGTGCTCAGGGTCCTGCGGGAGCGGATGGTACTTCAATTAGTATACTTGGGACTGTTGCAAGTTGTTCATTATTGCCCTTATCAGGAAACACTGTAGGGGATCTATATATATTAGGTGCTGATGACAGCGGTTGTTCTTATGGAGCGGGCACTTCAGGAGATGGTTATGTATGGACAGCTGCTAATACTTGGTTAAACATCGGACCACTAAGAGGTCCTCAGGGTATTCAAGGCCCTGCGGGAGCAGCGGGTGCAAATGGCGCTGCTGGAACAGACGGAGCGGATGGGGCTAATGGTTCTCAGGGTCCTCAGGGAATTCCTGGCCCACAAGGAAGCACAGGAGCTACTGGAGCACAAGGAATACAAGGTGAGCAAGGAATACAAGGTCCTCAAGGGAACCCAGGGACTCAAGGAAATCCAGCTGATGAATTTGCTTTAATAGGTTTAAATTTATCCTGGTCTACCAAAGATCCATCTTATGTAGTAGATAGCACTCATGTTCCTGGTCTAAAATACTCAAAACTTGGGGTAGATTTTGAAAATGTTGTACTAGAGACTGGTTATACATACAAACTAATCTTAGAAAGGAAGAGGAGTGCAAGTACGAGAAGCCCTAATAACTTTAGAAAAGCCGGTTACAAAAGACAAACAAGCAATGGGATGCTCCCGCCTTACAGCAGTAGGTTGAGCGAAATAGAATTTACAGCTACAACCGGCAATAAATTTGATTTTAGGTGGGATTTATTTTTTAAAAGTAATGGGTTTCCTGCGCCAGCAGGTAAAGATCGTGCTCAAAGCACAATTACATACTCTAATGTACACTTTGCTTTGCGAATTTCAAAAGAAAAAGATAATATAACAGAGGTGTCTCCTGTGTTAAAAACGTTTACTCTTAGGGCTATTAATAATGCGGGGATGCCTACGGGACAACAAAAAAGACTAACCTTTATATTAAAGTAAAACAGCGGGAACCTAAGTGGTTAGCCCTAGCGGGTAGCCATGGTGCTCTACCCTAGCGGTAGGGCGTACAGGTTGCCCATTAAATAAAAATTAAGAATGGCTAGAATAAGTACTTATGCAATAGATGCAAAACCCTCTTTAGGAGACAAGGTAATTGGTACTGAAGGTGACGGCACATTTCTAACTAAAAACTATTCATTTGAGGACATTGTTGAGTTATTGAACATAACTAACAGCACTGCGGTCGCAGATCAGATGATTTATGAGTTCCAATGGGACATATCGCAGGGCAGATCACCTGGAACCATCAGTTTTGCTGCAGGGGGCGGGAATGAAACACTATTTTCTGCAATAACTAGCATGTTAATTAGTAAAACGCTGCCAGGAGGCCAATCGGTTTCTAGTTATGCTAATTTATTTAACGGCAAAGACATAATATTATCGGAAATAGGTAATAGAAATAGTTATGGTACTTATAAAGTAACAGGTATAACTGATTATTTACCAGATACGAACTTTTTTGAGGTTAGTTTAACCCCCTCGGTGACTAATGGCGTTATATTGAAGGATAAATACTATATATTTAGTGAATTTGTAAGCGGAGGGCTAGAAGGAGACAAGCATTTTACTTACACGCAGGCAAATCCTTCTGCTGTTTGGAACATACAACATAATTTAAACAAAAATCCCTCGGTATCAATAGTAGATACAGCTGGTTCCCAAGTATACACAGATGTTGAGTATATAGATAATAATAATTTAAGATTAACTTTTTTCGCGGCGTTTTCAGGCAAGGCGTATATGAACTAATAAACAAAAAACATGGCAATACAATTTTACGATTCGATAGACTTAAATCGTCAACAACTTTTAAATGTACGCATACAAAATGTGGCTAGTGATCCTACAACTAACAATGTGGTTGGTCAGATAATATTTAACACGCAAGACGACACTTTAAAACAATATGTAGATGATGCTGGTTCGGGTTCTCCAGGGTGGGTAGCCGTAGGGGGTGTCACTTATGATCTTTTAGTAACCGAAAGTACAGGAGGTAGCAATGCCGACCCGTATATAACACTAGATCCTAGCATAGGCACTGATGATAATGTACAGATTGAAGGAGGTACAGGCGTTACGGTAACTAAAGACGGCACTGCTAAAATTACTATTTCTGCAACAGGCGGGACTGGAACAGTTACTAGCGTAGCTACTAATAATGGTTTAACAGGAGGCACGATTACAACTACAGGTACTCTGGGGTTGAAACTAGCAGACACTGATAACTATATAATGGGACGGACTACCGCCATAGCTGCAGCGGCAGATACTATAGCTTTCAATGATGATGACGCCTCTACCGCCAATACAGTAGTTAAAACTACTTTTGCAACAATACCAATGGCTGCATTAACATTAGTTAAAACATACATTGACGATGCCGTTGTAGGCGGATTAATATATCAAGGTGGATATAATGCAGCTACTAACTCACCAGATCTTGATTCTAGTCCAAGCTCTGATATTAAAAAAGGTTGGACATACACTGTTACTGCCGACGGATCCTTCTTCACAGAGCAAGTTCGTGTTGGTGATGTTCTTATTGCAGAGGTTAATGCGCCAACAGCGCTTACTGATTGGACAACTGTACAGAACAATATTGATTTAGCCGATTTAACTACGGTAGGTATAGGTAATGTAAATGCTTCCGCGGCGGACCTATTAGACGGCTTATCAGTAACTTATTCTGGGGGTACAGCTACTGTAGGATTAGACGTAACAGGATTAGATGCATTAACTGCAGTAGCAACGGATGACGAACTAGTAATTTTTGATGAATCCCAAGGAACTGATGGACAAAACAAAAAGATTACAGTCGCTAATTTATTATCAGGAACTAGCGGGGTCACAACTTTTGCAGCAAATGTAACCAGTATAACTGCGGGCACACCAAAAACAGTAACTCATAGCTTAAACAGCCTAGATGTTATGGTGCAGTTGTTTGATGATGCTACCAAGGAAACTATCTATGCTACTGTAGATAGGACCGGTGTCAATACTGTAGATTTAACTTTTAATGCAACCGCTCCAACTACAGTTAGAATATTAGTACAGAAGATAGGATAATATAAAATATACTTAAATGGCAATAAAATATTATGATAGTTTAAATGTCACAGGCACCACTGATTCTTATTTCCTTGGAAGCGTAGGGATTGGTACTACTAGTCCTAGTGCACCTCTAGATGTCCGTAGGTCAGATGCTAGTGGTATTGTTGCAGAGTTTCATAATAACGTTGGATACGGTGTTAATATTGATGTAGAAAGTGATGGTGGTAATAATACTATAAGTTCAGGAACTAATCAATCTTTATCCTTTGTAACAAATGGAGGTTCAAATGAAAGAATGAGAATAGCTACTGCAGGTAACGTAGGTATAGGAACTAGTAGCCCTAATGAAAAATTACAAGTTGCAGGAAACATTCACGCATACGCTCCTAGTGGTGTTAATGCTGAATTTGCAGCAAGTACTGCAGCAGGTTCAACAACTGTTGCGATTAGGTCTTCAGGTGTAACTCATTTTAACGGGGGCGACGTAGGGATAGGGACTAATAGTCCTGCTCAAAAGCTAGATGTAAATGGTAATCTTAGAGTTACAGGAGATGCTCTTATTGAGGATAACATATATTTGACAGATGGGCTAACTGCCGTAAGAGGTAAGATACAGCTAAATCAAGATGATAGAGACGACTTAGATATTATAGCAGCTTCAGTAAGTAGTAATATGAAGCTATTTACCGAAAGCGTAGAAAGAATGCGTATAAACTCATCAGGTAACGTAGGTATAGGAACTACATCTCCTGGAGCTAAATTGCAAATTGGTTCGGCAACACATGCGCCAAGTGGTAATTTAGCTAACAATCTTTTACAGATTAAATCATCTTCAGGTTTTGGATATCTGACTATTGGTAACGGTGATGTTGCAAACTCAACAGCGTATATAGCCGGAGCCTCTGGGCTCATTACACTGGGCTCGGTGACAGACGCAGGAGTTACATCAGAGTATATACGTATGGGTAACACAGGTAACGTAGGTATAGGGACGACTAGTCCTAGTGAGAAATTAACAGTATCAGGTGGAGCTAATGTAACAGGTAAGTTTGCTGTAGGTATTTCAGCTACTCACGCATCTTTTGATTTATATAACGATGGAACATCTTACTTTAATGGGGCTACTACAGTAGATGATACTTTAGATTTAGTTAATTTAAAAGTATCAGGAGCTCAGGGGACAGACGGACAAGTCTTAACCTCAACAGGTTCTGGTGTTGCGTGGGAAGATGCAGGCGGAGGAAGTGGAACAGTTACTAGTATAGCTGCAGGAACAGGATTAACAGGAGGAACTATTACCACTAGTGGCACAATAGCTTTAAATTATTCTGGTAATAATAATTTTTTGCTAGCTAGTGGAACACAATTAACATCAGCTGCTGATGACGATGTTTTGGCTATAGTAGATGTTAATGATGCTAGAAATGTAAAGTATATTGCAAAAGAGGATTTTTTAGAAGACCAAGTAACTTCTGTAACAACAGGCGAACCAAGTGGTTCTGACTCAGTTATAAATATAGTTAGTTTAACACAGGCGGAATATGATGCTGGAACACCAGTAGCAACCACCTTATATATAATAACTTAATATGGCTATTTCATTAGGAAGTGGAAGTATAAGTGCTTTAAAATTAGGTTCAACTGCAGTAACCAAAGCATACCTGGGAAGCACTCAAGTTTTTCCTGTAGCTTCAGGAGTTGCAACAGCTACTTTAAGTGTAGCTGGAGGAGTTAGAACAAACAATGGCACTTATGCATCAACGCAGTTTGCCACATCTGGAAGCGGCTCAGGGGCTACTTTCGATGTAGTTATAACTAGCCGTACGGCAACATCATTTTCAGTAACTGGAGCAGGAACAGGGTATGCGGTAGGAGATACAATTACATTACAGATTGGCTCAGTATCATCAACGTTTCAAAATCCAAGAGTACAATTAACTGTAGCAAGCTTAGGATAAATAAACAAATAAAAAACTAAAAAACAAAAATTATGATTACTTACAATTGGAATTGCAAAACGGTAGACTGTTACGTTGAAACGGAGGGGGAATCAGATGTAGTATACAATGTTCACTGGATTGTAACAGGCGTATCTGATACCTTAGACCCAGAAGGAAACGCTTACACTTCACAGAATATTGGCACTCAAGCTTTAAATATAGAGGATATTACAGATTTTATACCTTTTGACCAGCTTACAAACGAAGAGATAGTAGCTTGGACTAAAACTGCAATGGGTGAAGAGAAAGTAACTTCTATAGAAGAGCGCATTGCTGCAGCTATTGAATTACTCATAACACCAGTTAGTGTAACATTAGTGGTAGGCGAATAATACATTTTAAATAAATAAGTATATTACGTAATAATTATACGTAGACTAAAATTAAATATAATTAAAATATAATTGAATGGAATTTAATAAACCAAGCGAGATTGTTAAAACTCTCACATTTGGCG